AGGTCGCGCACCCATTCCGGTGCTGCTTCCTCTGGGGCTGGCGATTCCCCGTCAATCGAGACGACTAAACCGTCGTCATCAGTCTCAGACTCTTCAGAATCTTCGGCCTCGGCTTCTACCGGCTCCGACGGCTCATCCGACGGTTCTGAGTCGTCGTCGAGCTGTAGCTCTTCGGCTTCTTCATCCCCGGCTTCGCTGAGCACATTTTCTTCGTCTTCATAGACTTCATCCTCGATCTGTTCTGCCAAATCGTTCATTTCAGACCCCTACTAGACTCACCCATTGAACGGCTGGGCGGATGCCGTGAACACATATTATAAAAGCCTTGACGCTTATGCAATTAGGTTATAGAGGCACCACATCAAGCGCCGCGTTGATGTCTTGCATCGTCGTCGTGCGTTGACCTTCCCCGGTCGTCCGCAGGTATTCGCCTAAGCCTTGGAACAGCCCCAGGCTCTGAAGCGCACGCTGTACCGGATCCATCTCGCTCGGACGGTTCTCCGTTAGATAGTCTCCGAAGCGTGCCATGCGCGTATCTTGTAGCGGCGACATGACCGCTCCACGCTCGCGTCTGAGGCGTTCTAGCGTATCGCTAGCCACAGCTACAGCCCTGGCGTTTGCGCGGCTCTCAACGTCTTCTGGACGGTCTAAGGGCGATGCAGTGGCCCCGGCAGACGCAGCGACGGTCCCAACAGGCCCCATCTGCCGCAAACGGCTCCGTAGCATCTCGGGATCCATTGCCTGACGTGCCGCAGCCTCGTCGAAGTTGCCCTCTAGGGGCATATCGTTACGCGAGACCATGTTGATTAGCTTGTCATCGAAGACGACGTAGTTCTGAGGGACCATCTCCTTCTGAGCTACGCTGCGTCTTCCCTGGCTGCTGTAACGCACCCCAGGAACGCCGTAGTTAGCCCAAACCTGGCTTGCCTCTTGAGGGTTCTGGCTGAAGAGGTAATACGCCTCTTTGCCCTTCATCTTGCCCTCTTGGTAGCGGCGCATCATCGTCGCATCGAAGCGCTCAGGCTGACGCCGTGCCACCTCGTCCACTACACGCTGGACAATCGCAGGCTGGTCGGACAGAGGCAAGTCCCAATCCAAGAACGTGTCTGCCGGGATCTCTGTCTCGTAGAGGAACCCCATCTCGTCACGCATCTTGAGAAGATTGACGACCGCCTCGTCACCCATATCAAAGCCCATACGGGGGCTAAACGTAGCCCTGACGGCTTGATAGGGATGGTCGAAGCCAAGGTAGTCTGCTGCCTCAAGGGCTCGCAAGAAGCGGGTCTCTGCCTCTCCAAAGACGCCCTCGTCTAGCATCTCGCTGACGTCTTCGGGGTACAGGTCCGGGTCTAGCTCCTGATCCTCTAGCCTCTTGATCAGCTTCTCGCCAGACAAGATCTTCCGGTAGCCAGTTGCCACCCCAGGGGATTCAGAGAAATACAGGCCATAACCGAAGGCTTGATTGCCCTCCCCGGTGCCGATCTTCTGGAGGGAAGGCTGCGTGTACTCGGCAGGCGATCCGGTAAAAACACGCCGGGTTCCCTGGCCGATAGCTCTAGCCAAGGTGCCGAACCCTGCCGCCTCTGCCTCTTCAGGCGCCATGAGGCCAGCACCCACAACCCCTGCTCCGCCTAGACCGGCAAGGATGTTAGAGGATCCGGTTTGCTCGGGGTCGAAGGCGGCGAACTGGGAGCGAATGTTTCGGTCTGGATAAAAATGTGCAACCGTTGTGTAAGGCGCCTCTCGATCAGCTTTACTTCCAACCGATTCCCGCAAAAGCATTGAATCGTAACCTTTGCTTTTCAAGTGCCTTACGACTTCCGGGTTCTCATAAAGAATATAAGCGCCACTTTTAAGAGCATCGGCAAAGGTCGGGAAATCAGAACTGAACGGAGCATTTAATCTGTTTTCATCGTAAAGATCTGCTATTTCATCAAAATCTCTGGCAGGGTCAAAAGTTTTATCTGTCCTCGTAAGCATCGGGTAAACGGTCTTGAAAGCATTCATTTCTTCACGAACTATTTTGTCGGTCAGCCTTGCATATTCGTCATATTCTGGAGTTCCGTATTCTGGGCTTCCAAGCTCTTCAAATACTTTTCGCTTTTGCGGGGAATAACGGTCATACGCGTCAGGCTCCCCTTCCCTGGTTTGCCTTTTCCCTTTCCCTGCCCAAGCATTTGCAAACTCCGGATTAGGAGTTGTGAAAAATAATCCGTCATCATAACCAGGGATAATTTGCTGAAAGTCTTGCATGGAACCGTGGTATTGCTGATTGACAAACCCCTGTTCCCGCGCACGCGCCATACGGCTCGCTTCGTCCATTGACAGCTCACCAGAAGCGATCCTCCTGGCCGTTGCCTCGGGATACCCTGCCCGGATTAGACGGGCGACGACACTACCGACCGGGGTTGCCACGGATCATCCTCGCTACCTGTTCCGTTGAATCAAGGGTCAGACGCTCTGCATCGTTGTCGATCTTAGAGTAGGTCTCAGCCGCCTTAGCCTGCTTGTACTCCGCGTCAGCGATGGTCTCGATGACGTCAGCACGGGCCTTCTGCGCCTTCGCCTGGGCCTCTTCAGCCGCGGCTGCCAAGAACACCGCATTGGGATCCTGCTGCTGCTGTTCTGCTTGCTGAGCAGCCATCATCTGCTCGCGCTCTTCCTCGGTGGGCTCAACCGCACCCATCTGGACCAGTTGATTGCGGAAGAACTTGCGAACGTCAGCCATGCCCTCGCCTTCCATGTTCATCAAGGAAAGAGCCGACAGCACCTGCATCGTTTGGGGATCTTGCGTTATCGCCATCATCCCGGTCAGTGCCCGGACGGTCGATGCACGCTTAGACTCACTGGTAGGCCCAACGTCCACGAAGACGTCCATCTTGGCGTCGGAGAGGTCGTTCTCGTACTCAACCTCACCGATCTCGGAGAGGGTCGGCGTCATCAGCTCAATAGAACCGATCTCCATCTCCTCGGAGACGGTCTTCATGCGGCGCTTCTCTTCCGTATAGACCTCTTGAGCCATCGACAGCCAGACCTCACCGCAGCGCTGCATGGCCTTGCCGAAGTTGCTCATGTAGATGTAAGCCTGCTTGTCGATCCGCTCCTGAATCAGCTCCACAGCCTTCCCGGAGATGTTCGATACCATCTTGTCGGCCTCACCCTGGCCTCCGAGAATGTCGGTCATGTCCGCCTCTGTGGCCTGTAGAAGACCAGCCAGGGCCTGGGGGATCTGCGGGGAGCGGGTGTAAGCGACAGGACCAGCAGCCTGGGTCTCGCCATTCGGTCCCGTGATGGGATTCACCAGGAGGTACGGGTAGTCCTTTAGGTTGTCCTCGGCCCACATCATCTGATGCCCTGCCACCTGCTCCGGTAACAGGATGGGCTTCTCGACAGATCCTAACGCGGCGACCTCCGCCAGCTTGGAGAGCTGCATATTCTTGAGGCGCTGGGCGTCCTTAGCCAAACGGACGTGCCCCATGCAGCGCTCGACGTTGTCCACCACCCACCGCTTGCCGTAAACGGGAATGATCGGGATGCACTTGCCTGCGATATAACCGAGGTCTTCTAAGACTTTCCCGCCAGACATGAGGTACTTGTGGACGCGCTTGCGCTTAACGCGGCGCTTGCGTACCTCGATGGAGCCAATGGCGGCGAGCTTGTCTTCTAGCTCGGGGTCGGCGTCGAAGTCAGACTGGCGATACTTTTCTTCCGTACCGTCGATAGCCTCGTAAATCCGGAGGGTCTCTGTCACTTCTTCAACCTTGTAGTACTCCGCGATGTACACAACATCAGGTGTGCACCAATCGAACTCTACCTGGGTGATTTCCTTCGGCCAGTCTGAGGGGTCGTCTTCGTACTGTTCTTCGTACGCTTCGCGGCTGATGGCATAGATCACAAAGCAGAAGCGTGCGTCTGCCTTGTCCTGCCGCCGGGCATCAACGTCATAGAAGACACTGGAGTCAGCGTCGAAGATGGGCTCGATGCGGATACGTTGGTGCTCGTTGTCCTCGTCCTCCTCGTCCTCGTATTCGGTACGAAGGCGGAAGGCGCCAAAGCCACCACCAACAGCCTCCTCGAAGGCGTTGTCAAAGGCTTCATCGGCACAGGAGTCGTGGCAGTCAGCACGGAACAGGCCGTCCAGGGTGTCGGCCAGGTTGTCGTATTCGGGTTCGCGGGGGAGGAAGTCAACGGCAATCCGGTTGTTCCGGTACTCGTTGATGATCCGCATAACGGAGAGGTGGATCTTGTTCACCTCAAAGCGGGGCTTGTTCTCGAACTGCTCCTCGAGCGGCCCTTCCCACTGAGCCCCGGCGATTGAATAGAACCGGCGGTCCTGTAGGCACTGAAGGCGCTCGTCCCTCACGGGAGACTGGGCGTTGTCAAACTCGTTCAGCGCCTCTTGATGCACAAAGGCAAGCCGCTGCTCTTTCGTCATTCGTGCCATTGATCAGGCCCC